CCATGTGAGTATAGGGGAAAGTGTAGCCCATGTCTCGGAGGCGCTCACTTGTTCCCACGCTTGTTGTATTGCAGTTAACCCATAATCTGAAAGGGTTAAAGTTAGTGTTGCCGTTTCTTTTGCTAAGTCCCAATTGTAACCCTCAACAAAACCGCTAAAAGGTGTGCGATAAATGGAATTTGGGAGGTTGGGAATTGCTACGGGCTTGCCGTTATAAACTTGGGCCAAGGCATCGCGTAAGGCATCGCCCATGGCCGGGTTGTGTAATGGGATGGATACGGCCGATAAGTTACGCCGGGGCAATGTTCGAGTGGATAAATACAAATCCCGCAATTGCTCGGCATCGGTTGTGTTTTCTAGCAAGGTGCCCCAAACACGGGCAATTTTACCAAAAGCGGCAATTGAGGCCGCATCTTGACCGGTCACCTCTTGGTTATTTTTATAAGTGACGGTTATATCATTTGAAATGTCGTTAACGCTCATGCTTGAGGATGTACCGCCTACGCCAATGTAATCGGCATCAATAACCTCAAAACCATTATTAGCCGCGTTGGTTACTCTATGAGTGGCATCGTCATAATTAATACGGCCCTCGCCATCCTCCCATAAGACTCCAAGGGCAGAATTAGCAACGGTATTGGCCAAGGATTGTGCAGAAACTACGCCTTGGTTAAATGCGGTAATTTCATACACGCCCGGGCGGTCAATGGTGCCAAGTTCGGGTTCATAGGTAGCCCAAGTAATGCTTGGGTCAACGCCTGTCCAAGTAAGGGCGGGAGGCACATCGGCCCAAGTGTCACCGTACACATCAAACAAAATGTTATAGATACGGGTGCCATCGAATTCCTTGGCATAGGTTGGGTCTGTTGGCTTATTGGATAGGCGCGCTAGGGCTCCCATCGCGGTAATTGTGGTATTTGTGGCCAAACCAATTGAACCATTTGCCCGGATATCTTGCTTAATATCGGTGACATATCCACCAAAAACCGGGTGAGTTGTAACGCCATCGCTTAAAAGGATTTTAATGGCCACTCGGTCATTGGGGGCAACCTCGGGGTAAGCCCCATCATAAGTAACAAGGGTAATGGTTGAGAAACTTGCTCGGGGTTGTTCGTCAACGCTTCCCCGGCCATTGGTAATGCTTACGCCATTAACTACATCGCTTGTATAAACAATACCGTTAATCTCTACTTGAGGGTAAGGGCTGTAAAAGGTCATTACACCGCAACCAAACCAAGGGAGTTGCGGCCATTAACAATGTTGGTAAATGCTCCGGAGGTTGTTGCCTCGTTGGTCAATACCTCGTTAATAACACGGGCAGTACTTACCGGGTCACCGGCCACACCAATATTGATGTTAACGGTGCTACCGGATGCCTTAAGAATTCCGGCCAATGTGGTTGTATCAACGCCGGATGAGGTCTTTATATCGCCGCCTGTTAGCAATTTTTCCATGGAGGCCGCTTCTGCCAAACGGAATGAGCCCGCATTAAATGAACCAACTGAACCCGTTGCCGCCGCGGTTGATTTGCCGGATGATGCCCCGGATGATGAACCACCGCTTGAACCTGAACCACCGGCACTTGTTGGGGTAGGTGTTGCCGTTGCGCTTGGTGTTGCAGGCTTAAAACCTGTTGGCAATGATGAAGTAGGTACGCTAATTCCTGCCGTTGAACTTGAACCACCCGCACCAAGGGCAGGAATCTTGGAGACATCTTTACCGCCCCACAAGTTATTTGCAAAATTGTAAGCGGTAATCAAGGCGTTAATTCCTGTAATAGCGGCGTTAATTGCGGTACGGATGCCATCGGTAACCGCTTCAATAATGGGTGAAACTACGCGAATGGCGGCGGCTATTGCAGTTGCCGCGGTCTTGATGGTATTTACAAGGGTTGTGCCCAAGATTGGCAAAATGTAAGTTTTAACAAAATCAAACAAATCCTTGAATAAATCAATCAATGGTTGGATGTTTTCCTTGTTATCAACTATCGCATCGCGCACCTTGTTAAATGCCTCTTGGAGTGTCTTAAACATCGGAATAAAAAAGGCGGTGGCAAAATCAAACACCGATTTAAGTGCAGGCCCAAGGTATTTGCCCAATTTGTCGCTTACATCCTGAAACGCCGGGATAAGTTTAGTAACGGCCACATTTACCAATGGAGTAATGGCATCAAGGATGTATGAGCCTACGGTTTCTTTTGCTTCATCAAATGCGATGTTGAGGCGGCGTAACTTGCCCTCGAATGTATTGGCCTCTTGCTCGGCAAAACCTTTAAAAGTGCCTCTAAGGTTGGTATATACCTTGTCAAAATCTTTTGACTTAAGGATTGATTGGTCAATTCCAAGGCCCAATTTGCCAAGGGCTTGGGTGTTGCCATCGTATGCTTTGGCAAGTCCATTAGAAACGGCTTCGAGCGGTTTGCCTGTTGCAGTTGAAATATCTAAGGCGAGGTTAAGTAATTTTTGCGATTCTTCAACATCTTTTGTTGAGCGTGTAAGGCGAGCAAATGCGGGGCGTAGTTGGTCATCGGTTACGCCAAATGCTAATGATGTTGCGCTTATGTATTTTTCAACTGCGGCAACTTGGGCATCGGTGGCCTTGGTTGTGTTTTGAAGTGTGAGCGCCAATACTCTTTGTGCGGCGGCATCCTCGGCGGCGTTTTTGGCTAACTCAACACCAACTTTAATGGCGGCCGCGCCTGCTGCGGCTAGGGCTATTGCACCGGCTTTAGCGGCGGTACCCATTTTTTCGCCAAAAGTTTGGCTTTCTTTGTTGGCTTTATCAAGGCCCTTTGAAAAGTCTGAAATATCGGCGGCTAAACCAACCTTGAGAACTCTAGTATCTGCCATGGTTTAGGTCCATTTCTTTAGAACTTGCTCAAGGTCATTTTTCCACAACTTTAACAATTCGGGTTGAATGTCTTTTAATGTTGGGAAAATCCACCAACCTTTGTTTCCACGACGGCCAACTCTAGGCGAGCGGGGTGGAAATTTTTTATTATTAGGTGATTTGCTTGCACCAAACTCATTACCAAAAACAAGAACACCGGCATTAGCGCCACCGGATGCGCGGCCCTTAGGTCCACCAATGGCAACAACCGGAATACGCTCGGTGGTCTTTCTAATGGATGCGGCCACAATTGCGGCTTGGCGTGGAAATTGGCTCATGTGGTAATTGTCTGCAATTTTCTTGGCGGTAAGGTCTGAGTACTCTTTACCAATTGCCTTGGCTTGGGCTTTACCTTCATCATCGAGGCGGCGAAACGCGGCAAATAGGCCTTGTAAGTCTTGCTTGTTAGGCTCGAACTTAACTACCTCACTTGTTGCCACGGTTCGCCTCTCTTTCTGCCAATAGTTGTTTTGCCGTTTCTATTGATTCGGCTCCCAACTCAACCCATTGTTGTACGGGTATCCCGGTAAGTATCGCGAGACTTATTAATTCTCTTTCAATACTTCCGGCGGGGTGGGGTTTGAGTCAATGGTCTCCATGTCTAATGTTTGGATGCCCTTGGCCCAATCATCAAAAGTTTGCTTTGTATCGCCTTGGGCCTTGGCCACAATGTAGGCGAGGTAAGCAATACCCTCAATGCCTGTTTCATTTAGTTGTTGGATTGGCTTGGTGTAAAAGCGTTGCCACAAAATTTGTGCATATACATCGCTTAAATACTCGCTTACTCCATCGTTTCGTTGTACTGATACCTTTATTCTTGGAATCATTTATTGTGTCCGTTTCTCTTAGTTAAGCGACCGCAATATTACCGTCAATGACAAATGTTACGGTTGTTGTTAGTACATCTGTTGATGCGCCACCAAACTCCGGAGCAATTGGGAAAAGGTTTCCCGTTGCGCTTGCTCCATTGCCTGAAAGTGTAAATGCAAGGGATGTATCCGGTGCAGAACCATAAGCGGCTTTTAACGCCTCGCATAGTGAGGATGCCGCGCCCCAATCCTGAACCAAATCAATTGTTAGGGTGCTTGATGAGTCAATTGTCTTGTACTCACGGCCTGCAAGTGTTTCAACGGTAATTTGGTTAGTTG